GTCACGGGTTATGGTTCGGTAGATTACCCGGCCTTCGTCTCTGGCCTGAGCGGCCTTCAGTTCGACAGGCTGAATAGCCTTTTCGGCTTTGGCCCGCTTATCAGCGGCCAGCACGTTGATGTGTTCAGCGTGGGCATACCAGCCATTCCTGTAACGTAGCTCGCCATAGCCACAAGCGAGTAGCATGATCATGACAGCGAGCAGCAGAATCGTTCGAAGGCTAAAGGTCATGTTTACTCTCCGCCAGGCACATCGATCGCTCCATCTCTCGCCGGTTCTGGAGGCCTTTCCATTTCATGCCACCAGCGTAAACCCAACGGCGCATTTCTTCGCACGCCCCGTCGTGATCACCTTTGTTCAGTTTGCGCAGCAGCGTAGACTTCGAGAACGCGTCAGAACCAACGTTAAAGACAAAGCTGTAAAGCGCGGCGCGCTGATACTCGCCCAGCGGCACCCTGACCAGATTGTCTACCGTACGCTTGGCTGGCTGGAGGTCTTTCCACAGCAACTGGTCACACTCGCGATCGGTATAAGTCTTGCCCCTGACGATATCCCGCCCAGTATGGCCGTCGCACACAGTCCACACCCCGGCGACGTCTTTATAGGCCTCATACTTGCGCCCTTCGACGCCATCCTGCCCACCGAGGAAAAGTGAGGCAATCAGCATTGCACCGCCACCAGCTGCGGCGATCAGTTTATTGCGAAGGCTGCTGGTCATTGGCATATCAGTCTTCTCCAACTTTCACCGCCGGGCCGTATTTCTCCAGCGCCTTAACTTGCGCATTAGCGACCTTGCGTTTGAAATACCAGTTAATGAGTCCGGTAACGATAATCCCGGCAATACCTGCCAGTACGCCGATGGCGCTCCATTCGTCAGGACTCAGTTTTGTGAGGACGCCGTTCAGGATGGTTCCTCCTGAGGTGCCGAGGGCGACTCCGGTGACAAGTTTGCTCATACGGGACATTTCTCTCACCTCGCCAGGATGCGGGTGCTGTGTGGGTAGGGCTCAGGCTCGCCGGATGAATTAACGACAGACCTTGATGGGGGTTTCCGAGAGTCTGAAATAAAAAAAGGCCCGCTTATTCAGCAGGCCTAACTAATTAAACAATTTAAGTAGGTAGTCGTGTTACTTGGCCATTCCCGGTGCAACAACTGTGTCGAGCAGCGTCACTTCCCGACCAGGATGTCGGGTGGGCGGTTATGGTCTGGTTCACAATTTAAAGATAGCACCAGTTTCAAAGTGGGGATAAAAAAATGCCTGCTTTTACAAGCAGGCATAAATTGAAACAGTCACGGATACTCAGATAGGTGCCGGGTGCCTCCCGGTGACTCGTTACCAGTTATACGAGCCGCAAGTACATACATATTAACTGGATTGCCCCACCGCACAGGGGGATTCACCAAATATAAGCCTATACCATATATTGAAATGCACCGGTGTTTCTTTTAAATATGTGGTGGCGTTAACGGGCCTGATAAAATCTCAGTCTCTCCGTCATTACAAATATCATCACCTTGTGTAAGGTGCCAGATACCAGTAAAGATTCTGCCTGTATCAAGGTCTTCAGTTTCGCCGTCAGTGTAATAAGCAACCTGAACTCTGCCGCCGTACTGTATCCAGTAGAATCCTTCTTCCATAATGATTGTCCTCTGCAAGCTCTGACAGAACTCATCAGGATGACATTATCTGATATGTAAACCGGAATCCAGGCTTGCTGTGCGCAACATAACCTACATCAGAGCCGGACAAAGAAGTGCATGAGTGGGTGTGATGCCGGGTGCCTCCCGGTGACCCTGCGCCAGACCACAGAACCGCGTTACTCACCTGCCTGTCTAGCCGCCCCACCGCATAGGGGGATTCACCACCCAGGCACTCTACGTGACACTATCCATAAAAGATAGTTATTACATTATTTTCACTAATCTGACCGCAGCTTTTTAATCGTTCTGGCATCTGGCTCTCTGTTTTCTGGCAATCAAGGGGCTAACCTTGGGGTGTGCAAAAAACACACAGGAGGGTCAAATGTATAACTCTATTTTGGTTCCCATTGACGTTTCCGAGGATAGCCTGACAAACATGGTGATTCCCTTTGTTCAGGCGCATGCAGTCCTCAACACAGCAAAAGTCCATTTTCTCACGGTTGTACCTTCGCTTCCGTATTACTCATCATTAGGCCTGGCATATTCAGTAGAAATGCCAAAGATGAAAGAATTCCAGGACGCTGCCAAATCAAAGCTGGATGAGATCGTTAAGAAATTTAAAATTCCTGCTGACAAAATACAACTACACGCAGTGGCGGGGTCGCCAAAGGACCAGATCCTTAAGCTTGCTGATATGATAGACGCTGACTTAATAATTATTGCATCCCATAAACCTGATATATCCACATATCTGCTAGGTTCGAATGCTGCGGCTGTTGTACGGCACGCGAAATGCCCTGTCCTGGTCGTTAGGTAGATATTACAAGTTCGTGAAGTGCACTCTGCATGAAGAACGGAGGGAGCCTCCAGAGGTGTGAGGTTCCCTAAGAATCTTGATTCTGGTTAGGAACAGTGATTTCACGGGCAACTCTCGAAGGCGCAAATAATAAAAAACCCGCTCGGTGGCGGGTTTTTTAACGGTGAACACGCAATGCCCATCGTTGGAACAAAATTAACACAGATTCGGGAAAAGTAAATAGCCCACGATTGAAACGTAAGACGTTTTCGTGAGCATTATCGTGTTATCTGCTTGAGCTGCGCTTCTGCCCAGGCTTCTTCAGTATCAAATTTCGTGATCAGCAGGTCGTAAAATGGCTTAACCGATTTCTTCCAGGTATCCAGGCTAATAGCATCAGTGATCAGGCAAATGGCCGCGTATGCCTCAGTTGAAGGGATCCGCTCGTACCCTCTCCCGCCACAACGCTTGCAGTCGGCCAAAACCGGAACACCCTGCTGATCGGTCAGTTCTTTGCTTACCGCTTTACCGCGTCCGCGGCAGTCGCTGCATGCCGCGCTGACCAGGCCTGTTCCATTGCATTTTTTGCAGAGCACCCTGGCGGACTCTTTGACCTTCACCATTCCAGCCACGGTCATCTTGCCTTCCGGCTTGCGGAATTTATTGGTGAATACATCGGCCTGGATGAAGCCGGCCCCGGCGCAGCAATCGCAGTGTTTCACGCTGGCTGCGCTGCGGGAATAGTCCTCGAAAGCGAAGGCGGCCAGCTGGCGCATCACCAGTGGCTTAATCACGGCGTCCAGCTTGCGCAGTGCGGCAACCTTATCGCATTTGGTCAGCGCGTATTCAGCCAGTAACGCGATGGCCCGCTCCCGGTCGTTATTGCTGATCCCCATCTTTCCGAGGAAAGCGCTGTAGCCCATGGCGGCGCGTTCCTGCGTCATGCCCATGGCAGCCATGATATCGGTGCCAGTCAATGAATCCGATGCAGTGGCGCGCGGGGAGTCGCTGATCATCGTGGACTTTGCGAAGTGGTATTTTACGGTGTTTTCGAGGTTCATGCTGCGGCTCCTGCCATCTGGGAAATGCGAATAAAGTTACGAAGGATGCGATAGTCCACCAGCATCGTTCCCTGGCGGCGATAAATGCGGAGGCGCAGCCAGCGCATGCGGAGCGATTCGATCAGTTCTGGTTTCATGCTGCCACCTGTTGCTTAAGTTCTTTGAGTTTTGCGCGGTACTCGTCGCGGATCCGGATGAAGTCATCGCGGCGATAATTGGTCATTTCGTGAGGTCCATTCAGCCAGTCGACATACTCCTGCCCGTAACGAGCGATCAGCCCGTCTTCGTAGCTCTTCGCAACAGTCGCCTCTTTGGCTGTGTACTTCCCGGAGCCGGCATTGCAGGATTTGCATTGCTTATGGGCGTTGCGCTCTTCAAATCGCAACTCAGGGTTAGCGCCAACCGTTTTGAAGTGACCACAATCCCACTGGCCGCCGTGCAGATCGGGAGGATTGGTCTCTCCACAGCTGATGCATGGCAAATCAGCATCACGCGCGCGGATGAAGGCGTTGAATGCTTGCTGAGCCTGTGCCTTGTAGTAACCGGCAGGGCGTAGCTCTGCCAGTCGCTCCTTGCGGCGCTGACGCCCTGCCTTCTCCTCTTCGCGCTGGCGCTTCTTCTCAGCACGCAGAGCCTCGACCCGGTTCTTTGCGGTCTGCGCTTTGGCAACGGCGGTGGCGCACTCGTAGCAGCAGACCACCTGGCCGTCACGAGCCGGGTGGAACCATTCGCGGCAGCTTTGGTTTGCGCACTTACGGCGGGGGTTCTTTGACCTGCTCACCCCCAGACCTTTTGGCGGAACGTACGCGGCGTGGGCTCGAGGTACTTAACCTCCTGCCGCTCTACGCTGATTGTCCATGTTTGATAGCCAGGATTGAGGCTGCGCTTAACGGCTACGCCGCGGCGCTGGTACTGTCGCTGAAGTTCATCGGCCTGCTCAGTTGTGCATTCGGTGTGGTGGAACCATGATTTCGCCATCTGGTCAGCTCCCGAAGCTCATCAGCTGCGCAGCGGCGTTCTCTGCCTCGCGCTGGTCCCTTAATGCGCGCGACAATATCCATCGCCACAGGACATCGAGCGCGGCTTTGTAGAGCTGCTGGAACTCGGTCTCATCCATATTGGCGAAGGCGATACTGCGGGGATGCTTCCGGAGGGTGCCGTCAGGCAGCTGTATGGTGTCGTAGTGGCCGGATTCGATGGTCACCCAGGCGCGATAGGCGTCGAAGGATTTGCACAGGCTGATGCCATTGGTGACACGCCGGTAAGCAACTTGCTCAAGATACTGCTCGGCTGCATCGATCAGCGCGCTCTCATTCCCGCCATAAGAAGCCAGGAACTTTGCGTAGCCGGTGATTAGCTTCCGCTCGTTACTCGAGATAGCCCCGCCGATTGGTTCCCAGTATTCGAAACCGAGATTGAGAAGCGCGAAAAATCGCCGGTGGAATGCCGGGTTTCGTAGTCGCCTGAACTCGGCAACAAGAACATCGCCGAGCCGGGTTTTGGATTGCAGGATATCACTGGTCTCGGGTGTGGCCGGGATCAGTATTCCTGAATGGTGTTTGATAAGTTGTAATTCCAGCGCCATGGTTCTCTCCGTGGCGCATCAGGTATAGGGTGTTCAGGCCTATGAAAGAATGATATCAGACGGTGGTGTAATTCGGTACCCAAGCCGTTTTGCAAATTGCATAAACCCGTTAAGAGTGAAGATTTCTTCCTCTTCGAGTAAGGGTCGTAATGAAACTATTCCATTTACTCGATAAACCAGATATCTCCCTTCCGCCGGGAAGCTATAGATAACTGCTTTATCGGCCCTTCTGACCACGTCGTACCATTGATCATCTGCATTAAAGGCATCTGCACTACACACTATTTCCCCCAGAGCGACTTATTGACGCGGTAAACAGTAATCGGGAACAGCCAGGGGAACGCAAACAGCGATACTCTTTGAAACTGCTCCAGTTAAATTCACGCGATTAATAAAACCACTCGTCCGCGCTTTCCCAGGTCTCCTGCACGATAAGTTCGACCTCTTTCTTATCGCCCCCGAAAACAGTCAGCCTCCTTTTCAGCAGTTCTGACTCAAGCACAGGTATAACTCCATCAGGTAGTTTCTTCACGCAATCATTGATTAGCTCGATTTTCATTTACCCTCCGCAATGAATAACTGTATGCACGTACAGTATATATACTTATGTTACAGATTTTGCAATGATTGATAGGAACAAAGCACACAAGGGCACGTCACCGCAGGTTGAAAGCTACACCAATATCATATGAGCCTCAAAGGTGAATTATTAAGCGATTCTTTACTTTTCCAGTCCATGATTGTAATAGTGAATGACCCAACCCTCAGTGTTAAAACCTTCTCGTTGCTTGCTATGTATCGAAGGCTTTGAAAAGAAAGCACCTAAAATTTGTGACATGTAACTAAAAGTTACATGATCATCAATCGACAGAAGTCTATACACAGTGTAATGTTTCCGGCGACCATATGCTGGATAATAGAGTCATCACACTTAGATTGTTGTAATCAAAATATTTTCTTTAAGGATGAAAAATGGGAACTGATTTTTATAGAGAAATCGTTTGTCAAACTCCACGTCAATTTCTAAACCACCTTACCCCATGGAATTCAGAATTTAATATAAGCGATTATGTTTTTCGTGGCCATTCAAATGATCTTTATAAATTGATACCCTCAGCTGCCAGAATTGACAAACCAGGCAAGGGTGTATTTGATATTTCAGTTAGGGGATTTCAAAAAAAAGACAAATTCTATGACTCAGTAAAACATATAATTAGTTCTGGTAAAGTTCTTAAAACCCATCAGATTAATGCTGAGTTTGATGTTTTAAGAAGGTTTTATATAAAGGCAAATTCTCACGGATTATACGTACCAAAATCTAAAATACTATCACATAGCATGGAACAAGAAAGTGTTTTAGCCACTTCGTTAATGCGTCTTTATCGATTGGAAACATGGATGAGCAAGGAAGTTGCCGAAGTCGCCGCTTTAGCACAGCATTATGGACTGCCAACTCGACTTCTCGATTGGACATATAATCCGCAAATAGCTGCTTATTTCGCCTCTAATAAACTTAAAAAATCATTTGAGGATGAAGACTACATATCTGTTTGGATGCTTAACCTGAAAACATTATCTAAAATTTTAGACAAAAACAATTCAACCTTAAAGATTTACAACCCACACTATCAATGGAATGATAACGTTATCTCGCAACGAGGGCTTTTCACATATATCGAAACAGGTGATATGACGAACATGAGGAAATTGACAATTAAGTATTTAAATAGTCTCATAGATGATAATTCGTCAATTGATGATGAGTCGTATGATAATATATTCTTTAATAGAAGTCATGGGATTGACTCTGCTATCTCCGATGAAATAAAAAAATACTCTGAAGGGCCTGAAAGAAACGAAGACAATAAGATATCTCTAAAGGACATCTTGATAAAAATAAAAATCAAAGCTAAACACTCCATTGAGATAAATAACTTACTTAGGGCAATGAATTTTTCAGAATCTACTATTTACCCTGGTTATAAAGGAGTTGCAGATGACATTTTGTATTTAGCAAAATCTAAAAGTATAACAAGAAAAATACCAATCAGCGCCATTGTCATTAAGTAATAATAACTAATATAGAAATAAATAGGTAACAGCTTTTTTAAAAAGCTGTTTTGTCTAGCTCGCAACCATCGGTAGCTTGTTTTGCATTCATTTCTTCATATCTAAATATCTTTTTAAACATGGATCACAGCAAACATAGCAAATAGTAGAAGCACATTAATTGTTAACTAGGGATATTGTTGATGATTTGGCTACGGAAGTTATAATTAATTTTCTTTAAATTACTTATCTTATCGAATTCAATATTTTGACTAATGTATAAGTACTTTTTTTCCATGTAATTCAATTTAGGAGTTGCGACAACTAACCTTTTGATTTATGCGTTTAAGGCATAGCGTATAGTTCGCTATGATAAATAAATTATATTTATTTGAAAGAACTCACGCCTGCATCCCCTTCCTCCTTACTAGGTTAATTCTGTCAACGCATTCCCTTAATGCTTTGACTTGCTTCGAAGTGAGTCCAGACTCATCAATTGTGGCCAGAAGCGTGTTGAGGGAGCGCTCAATATCGTTTTTAGTCAACCGTAAACAGATAACCTTAACCCAACGTGGCGAGAACTTGCTGAGGCCGATTGCTCTTGTGATGCGTAGTTTCATGAGATGCCTCTTAACCGCCAGTGGTGGCGATTTCAAACTCGGTTATAACACACGTGGAGAAGACTTATGTGTTTATTTCGCCTTGAAAATTTCTAAGGTTCGTTTAGCCTTACGGCAATGAGGCTTTCAGTAAACATCTAGGTTGGTTTTCCAGCATGTCACACAAGCGCCTCGTCATAACCCGAAGCGGCTTATTACGTGAAGGTAGTTTTTACGGTCATGCACAGGCTGGGATGTCAGCTTTGTGCCAACAGCGGACATTATGGAAGGTCAGAGTTAAAGATTAAAATGGGATGCTGTGTGCAAAAAAACGCATTTTTTGCGGTTTTCTCCAAGTTTTACTCTGTACCTTTCCGGGATACTCCACCGACAAAATACGAAAACAACATTATCAACGGCTCGGAAGTCTCTAGATTATCCGTGGCGATTCATGGGAAATCCCATCCAACGGCTTATGCTTCATGTTGCTTTTTGAGATCGCTTCTAGCATAGCTCCACTCAATAATGTTGTCGGGTCGTTGCTGATCGAAAAGGATTCGGGATTCAATACCATTACCTAAAAAGCTGGTATGCCCATCTACGTAAGAAGCTATCCCTTGCGAACCAACATGAAGAATATTTTCTAATGGCTGCTTTGTTCTTGCCGCATTGCTAAGGAGAAATAAACCTGGGTACGTTTTGTTAGCACGGTGAAAAAAAAGCTCATTGTCAAAACACATGACGATGATTATTTGTCCCGACATGAGATCGGAGAGCATTTCAGTTGGCAGATGCAAACTCATAAATGGCCGAGACAAAGGGTCAAAGAATGAATCATTTATATTCACAACAGGGCTTTTTATACCGAGACTATCCATCCATCCATTGAAGGCAACAAAGCCCATTTCAGAATCACGGTACATACCTAAGAACAAACATTCATCAATAGTATCAATTGCCCAATTTTTTCCTCCGCGAATAATCTCCCACATTTTAATTAAGCGGTGGGTATAAAATTCAGAGGGATGATCTATCTCATCGATTTTAACTTTAGACTGATGAAGGTTGTCAAAGCCCTCGCCAGTATTAATTGCCTCCAACACATTCATGCCGCGAATAATTTGCCTTTTTATGCGATTAAATTGCTTAACATCATTGTCAGGCATATTGTTAATGAAGTTTTCTTCAAAGTGCGGACACTCTGAGATAACAGAAAATTCAGCAGCTTCATAAAGCTCATTATTCTTTTCACCTGTTTTAACCTCCACGAGCTGGAAGCCATCCAGTGGATTAAAGGTGACTAAATCCCCCACATGAACAAATGTGCTCATGTCAGAGACAATCGCTACGGCGTGTTTGTCCTGGTTGATAAGATCGGCTGCGACCATAGAATCAATTATGTTATCTTCTGATAGATTGTCATTGCCTGCATTAATAGGCAAACGCCGCAAACTCGAGTGATCTTCATCAAGTATGCTCCAAATTATTGAGTCAATACAACGGCGAAGAATAAGAATTTCAAATTTTTTTAAATTTATTTCATCAATACACTTTTCTTTCTTTTCTTTATCCTTGTTTCGATGATGTTCTTTTTTTTCAACTTCCAATCTTTTTATATCTCTCAGCCGAATAATAATCTCAAAAGATATGATTTTTTGTGTGTCTTTCCATTTTTTGAGACAGGTTTCATACCCTGCAAGAAAATCCTCATCATTGGAAGGTAGTTCTTGAATTGGGTTCCCTCCCCTTATCATTTTGGCAAGTGCATGCAGTAAAGATACATAATGAGGTGATAAAATTGTCCAAAACTTCCTAAACGGTTTGTGCTTTTCAAGAAAAGTTGACTCATCAGTATAATTTATCATAACTAAACCTCATGCCTCTTATCTATTTTCCTCAAGGTACAAACCACCAGCCTTTTTTACATAATTATAGTTATAATGTGAAGTCTCATTCATATATCTTCATACTGCATGTAAGAAATATTTGAGTTTCTGACATCATAATCTTCTAAGCTGCCTGATTTTTCCTCACCTCTATATAAAGCAACTATCCATCGAGCATTTTCTTGGATACTTTTATTTATTTTAGCGAAGTATTCACCGTCAACTTCGGCAAGCGAATGGCCTAAAACGATGACCTCATCCACATTATTAAGCGACGAGAAAAAAACGCTTTCTTCTTTAATTATGTCTTCGCTGGGCTTGAATGTATTACCGAAGTATTCGTTTATGCTGTCGTATGCCTCTGCTATTCTTGTATCTTGATCCGGTCCTATATATGGATTTAGTGGCTTTTCCACCCTAAAACTGTGACCAAGTATGAGATCGTCATCGTAACTACAATTGCCGTGAATATGTATGATTTGCGCGTCTGGAACGGCATAGATCTGCTGCAAGGTATTTGTATAATTAAATGAAAAATAGAGACTTTCTCTTGGTATGGGCGGGATGTATTGCTCAGAATTGTAAGCATCGGCTATGTTAATCCCTTTAACCCAATCAGTGAATTGCTCCTTCAAGCGAGCTGACAGCATCCGTGTGATTTTATCTACTTCATATTGGTA